GCCGCTAAACCGGGGGCTTGCGCACGAAGTAGCTTGGCAAGCGCATCTTCTTCTTCGCCACCGCCAAAAAGTAAACCGAATGAAGTTGCCATGATTTTTCCTTACAGCAGTCCAAGCAATCCGCCAAACAAAGCACCACCTCCAGCACCTAATCCGAGCGAAGGCCCAAGTGTATTGCCGGCCAATGCACCGCCAAGAATGGATGAGCCAACATTGCGATAGATGGGGGAAATCTGACTTTGCGTTTGGCTTGCAGGAATGCCCGATAACGCTGATTGCAAAATGCCAAGTTGTTGCAGCGGATAACCTTGTTGGCGCAGGAAATCTTGGTACGCCAAATCCAAGTTGGCTTGGTTCATCGCTTGTTGTGTGCCGCCAGCACTTAAAGCCTGTTGCGCTTGTTGTTGGCGGATAGCTTGTTGCGCCGCACCAAGACTCGCCAACTGTCCTGCTTGCGCCAAACGGCTTTGAATATCTTGCGCACCAAGTTGTCCGGCTTGCGTAAACCCTTGGCTTGCCAGTTGCCCTGCGGTTTGGCCTGCGGCCATGAGTGCAGCCTGATTCGTTAATCCTTCAACGATGCCCTGGCGCGAGCCGCCGAAGGCGCGTGCGCGGATGGCATTGGCAGCGTTTTGCTGCTGCTGAAGTTGTCGCTGCGTTTCGATGTTTTGCATGGCAGTGTCAATAACCTGTTTTTGAAACGGGTTATAAAACTGCGTCATGGCTTGCGCTAAAGGTTGTGTTTGGTATTGGGCAATGTCACGCGCTGCATCAACGGCACTAACACCTGGTCCCTGCAAACCAGCTTGCGCAAGATTGGTAAGTGCCAATTGTTGCGTTGGCGTGAACTCGGCAATTCTCGGTCCGCCATAAGTTGTATAAGGTTGCGTTGCAATGTTTTGCGCAAACTCATAGTTGCGAAGCGCCAACTCTTTTAGTTGCGGATCGGCCTCGATGCGCGTGGTAGTGGTGCCTGTGCTACTTGATCCGCCTTTACTCATGATTTCAACTCCTTGGACATAACTGTCCATTGCTCTTTATAACCCTCATCGGCAAGAAACGTACGCAACCAACCACGCCTTCCCGCCAAAGTAATGTGTGTACATTGGATTTGACGCGCCCATTGCTCAATGAAAGGACGCATTCTTGAGAGTTCTTCCATGTTCCCGCCAGCCAAGAAATAGTGAAGTGCCTTCTTTTGCGGGTAGACGTGGATTTCTGTGATGACCGCTGACTGCTGACCAGGCCAAAACTGCATGGCTTTGGCGGCAATCGCTTCTTCGATGTCCTCAATGGTATGCGTTCCGCCTGTATAGCGCAATGCGGCCTCAACGTATTGGCGGCATCGATCCCAGTGCGGAATGTCTCTTAAGTTCATGAAAGTAGTGTTGGGATATTCAACCGTTGGGCCTCTCCAAGCAGATAACCCTGAAATTCCGCTGGCGTTGTAAACATATTGCCCGTGTTGAAATTCGTGATCTGCTGTTGGTTAGGGGCAAATCCAAACACGTTTTGGAATATCTGAGAAGCACTTTCTGGGCTAATGTAAGTTGCAACAGGCGGCGCAGCGCTGAAAGTATCAAGCAATCCACCCATGCTTAAGGGTGCGTTTACAATCACCGGCGATCCGCCAACACTTGTTTGGACAGGCGTTACAGATGTTCCTGTACCACCTGTTGCCGGCGCAGTTGTTGCGACTTGTTGCTCTTGCTTAACTGGTGTCAATCCAAGCCTTTCGCGCTCTTGAATCAAGTACACGCCAAGCTCGTTTGGATTCTTAAACATATCTCGATTGTTGCTAAAGTTGGCAAACTGACCCTCAGTGGGTTCAGCACCAAAAATAGCCTTAAATATCTGGCGAGCCTCGGCATCAGTTACGCCGCGATTAGGGTTAATGTCAACCTGAACACCCTGATTGAGCAATCCAACCGTTCCTTGATCAACCGGCTGAACGATTGGCGTTACTTGTCCACCTGTATTTACGCCAAGCAATCCGGTTGACGTTAAACCAGATTGCGCCAATCCAACTGGCGCGGTTGGCGACACGGCTGGCGGCGGTGTTGCTATAACGGCTGGCGTTAGTTTTTGCTGAGTCAACTGATCTGCTGGCGTTGCTCCGCCAGCCGTAACGCTTTGGCGTCCAATTTGTGATGTATCGCCAACACCCTTAAACATGGCTTGCTCAGGGCCAAAGCCATAGCGATAAAGATTGCCCGTTGCCGGCGTGTATTGACGTGATTGAAAAAGCAACGGCTGCGGCATGTTGTATGTCACGTTGCCAGCCGCATCTGTTGTTTGTCTTGGCGCAAGCGCATTGCTTGCTGCGTTGGCGGCAATCAGTCCTCCAGTGACGAGTGCTGATGTTGGTAAACCAGAAACAACGTTTGCTGCGTCTTGAAGCAATCCGGTGTTGCCCACATTGAATGTGGATTTAACGCCAAGGTTATCAAGGCTTGTTTATAAGGCTTCAGCTTCAGTAAAGCCGGCTTCAAGCAATGCTGCTGTTGAACTAACGGCTTTATCGGCAAAAACTGCTGCGTCTGCCATTGATAGACCGCTTGCAATTGCACTGTTGTAAGCCGTTAATCCTGCTTGCGATGCTACGCCTTCAACACCGGCCACAGCGCTAGCCGCCAAATCTGCCCCAACAGCGCCGGCTCCAGCACCACTTAAGCCAAGCGCTTCAAGCAAATAAGGCGCACCAAAGTAAGCGCCAGCAACTACAGCGGCAGGCTTCAAAACATTGTCTCGAAATTTAATCCAACTTGACTTTGGTGGCGGCGTACTTGCAAGCGTAAGTCCTCCACTTGCATTTGGCGTCATGAATAAATCGTAACCATTGACATCGCGATTGCCGCCAAGGTCTAACGATCCGCCTTGGCTCGTTGACTTTTCCTGGATAACCTTTCCAGTTGTGCCGTTGATGTATTGAACCTTTTCGTTATCGCCTGTGCCTACAACTTTGGCTTGTAATTTGGAAGGGTCAGTAACACCAAGTTTGTCTAACTCACTGTAAATAAACGCTGCGTCACGAGCAAAAATATACCCAAATGGGGTATTGACCTTTCCTTCACGATAGTTTTGTGCGGCAACGCTCTGCGCTTCGTTAAGCAATTCACGCGTTGTTTTTGGTTTTTGCACGTTTGTTGTCGTTGCCATAATTCCCTCACATCGTTGTGGCGCTCAACGCGCCAACATTGGAAACGGTTAGGTAGTAACGCGTTCCATTGGGCGAACGAATGACAAGTTTTTCATCTTGCCCAAGTTCAATGTCAGCGTTCTTCTTACGGTTCAACGCGTCAGCCAACTCAAGCGCACGACGCAGCGTCAACTCGGCCACTTGATCATAATCGGGCGTCGGGCGCGGCAGTTTCATCGCTTGCTACCCGCTTTGGCGTTGAAACGAAAGATGCCTACCCGCCAATCCGTATTGCTGTTGCTCGTTACGCGAACCTTTAACTGCCTGCCTTGTAAGCGAATCGATGTTGGGTTGGCAAGTGAGTAAGGGCCATACGTTGTTTCGCTACCCGTTGGATAGAGTCGCGTTTTGAACGTAGCCGTTACATCGCCAAGCGTTGACTCATCGGGAATCAATTCATCCGCCACAAGCAAATTGTCACCCATACCAATCTGATAAGGACCGCTTTCGGCGTAAGGTGTGGTCGATCCGGTGTACGTCCAACCGGTTTCGTGCTGGTAAACCTTTCCATCGGATGCCGCCATCAATGGAACGCTAAACACACCTTGGCCCGTTCCCGACGTACGAACAAGCGAGCCAATCGTCCAATGGTTTTCGCGGTAATTCCAAATGACGTAAGAATCATTTTCGGTATTGGCGGATGATGGATAAAACCACCAGATTTCAGAGAATTTGCTATTGTGTACCGCAGCAACTTTGGAGATTTGGCCGCGATTGATGTTGTTAAACACATAATCGGATACATCGCTTGGCAATGGTTTGGTGTAACCATCAAAAATCCAAAAGCCTGATTGACCCATCCAAGCGGCAAAGGTATCTGCTGCCGCGATGCCGATTGCGCTCACGGCACCGCAACCCGTTCCAACGCGCTCAAATCCATAGACGTATGGCGGTCCTTGATATTGCGCAAAGTGAGCATCAACATCGGTAAGGATTAAGACGCCACCGCGCACGCGGCGGGCGCAAATGATGGAGCCAGGCGTTGAAAGCGTAAAGTCACCCGCTTGATTGTTGGCGGCTGGCGTCCAAACTGTATTGTTTTCTTGGTCAGACCATTGCACTTTTCGCGGATCGCCGCCAGCGCCAAGGGCAAACAGAAAACGCTCTTCGGAGACAATCAAACCCTTGCAACTTGTTGGCGCGTTTGTGATAGCAACGGCTTTGGTTGGCGTTACAAAATCAAGCTGCCATTCGTATAACTTACCGTCGTAGTCCGAGCACGCCACAAGATACTGACCCCAATTGTCCATCGACCATGTTGTGGCGGGCAAGATACCTGTTGCTGCAAGGTTTAAGCGTGCTGTACCCCAGGCTTGTTCGCCATAGTCACCGTTACCATAACCCGTTCCGCCCGTTGCGTCGGTGCGCCCTGCGCTGAAACTTGTTGGCGTAATGTCGGCCTGGTCACCGTCACCTTGATAAGCGTAAAGTTTTGATGCCGATCCAACGGCAAGCCAGACATTCGTTGAGTTATCCCGCCAAGCAAACATGCCACGAGGAACGCCACTGACGGTTGCGCTTGACCACTGAAGCCAACCACCCATCGGGCGAAGCGTTCCCTCAAACCATCTAACAAGGTTGGCGTCATACCATCGACCCGCCGCTTGATACTCGGTGCCGTTTCGGTAAACGCCTGGAGGAAGTTTGATAGGGACGAGTGGCATGTCAGTTGCTCATGTAAAGGGCCATTTCATCGCGGCGGCGTTTGACCAGGCCCGGCAACTCTTTCCCTGCCGCTTTAGTCCACATCTT